ACACACAATACAGCAACTCCATTCGTTGTTATTACTGCATTCTCCGCAGCGCCTTCTATTGGTTGACTATTTCTACCGATTGTTAAATTAGCAGTATTGAAATTGTTAGCATAATCTTTAAAACCAACTATGTCACCCACAGATGGTGAAGCCGGTAGTGTTAAAGTAAATGCTCCTCCAGTTGTATTACAAAAATATCCTTCTCCAGACGCGGCTGTAAAATTTGCAGTTTTAATTGAAGACTGCCAATTAACAGTTCCTGTTCTACCGAATCCTGTTTGAGTACCATTATTGGTTATAGTAACTCCTGAAGGAATATTAACTGTATCTCCCGAAGTACCTAATGTTAACGTTGTACCGCTTTGCGGATCTACCTGATTTACTTCTATTTTACTCATTTAAATCCCATTGTTTTGTTGTTTCATTCCAAATATAAACTTTACCATCTTGTGGTTTTGCAATAGGTGGTTCCCATTTACAAGTTGTTTCATTTAAAACCCAAGATAAAAAAACTCTTGGAGGAATAAATGCATCTCTTGTTTGATCGTATTTATAACCAACTCCACCATAATTTTTTCTTTGACTTCCATCAATAAAAGTTTGTTTAATTACAGAATTAATATTGTAAAGATTGTGTATAAAATCTATCCCTGCTTGTTCTGATGTAGCAATATTATCGTTAATAACATAAACTTCTTCAACAACGTTTCCTTTACCTAATTTTGAAAAATAAGCCATTATGCTGTGTAACTCCCTGATCCTGTAAATTTAATTATTGTATCTGACCCTGATGTTGTAACAGTGGGACTTCCTGATGTTGTTCCTGAATAATCACTTGTTGCTAATCTTAAAATTACTATACCTGTCCCACCAGCTCCGCCATTAGCAGTTCCATCTCCTCTACCACCACCGCCACCGCCACCTGTGTTAGCAGTGCCATCTGCACCATTAGCATTTTGATCTTGTCCGCCAGCACCACCGCCACCAGCTCCACCCGGAGGACGACTATTTTGAGCATCATGTCCACCACCGCCACCACCTCTAGTAGTGCTTGAACCATCTATTGTAGACGCTACACCATCTCCACCTCCAAAATCAGAAGTGCCTTTTCCTACTTCTGAAGCACCACCTCCACCACCAGCAGTTGTAGTACCAGGTGTTCCACCGGCACCACCAGCAAAACCTTGATTAGCAGTTCCAGAACCTCCAGCACCTGCTGGAGAAGCATTAAATCCATCACCACCACCAGATCCTCCATCGTTACCTTGTCTGTTAGGATCTTGACCTGAACCTCCACCGCCACCTCCTGTTGAAGTGACTGTAGTTATACCAGTTCCTGAGATACTTGAATCTCCTCCATCTCCACCTTTAGAACCGCTAACACCAGCAGATCCACTTCCTCCAACTGTTACTGTGTACTGTGTTCCAGGAGTTAATTCTAAAGCTGTTTCTGAAGATCCACCACCGCCAGAAGATTCATTATTAAAAGAAGCTCGGTAACCACCTGCTCCACCACCACCGCCTCTATCAAAACCACCTCCACCGCCACCACCAATTACTAAATAATCTACGCTATATGTTAAAGCTTGTGCACTACTTTGTAAGCCATCGTCGGTTACTAACCAACCTTTTGTAGAATCTATGTATATTAATGTAACAGCGATTCCTTCAGTTTTTAATCTTTTGTTATCCGCATCACCACCAATCGGTGAGCCATTTCTATTTAAAGTTAATTGATTTGTGTCAAATGTGTTTGCATAATCTTTAAATGCTACTACATCACCAGCGCTTGGAGATGAAGGTAAAGTCGCTGTAACTGCTCCTGAAGTTGTATTTACAAAATATCCTTCTCCAGCAACTGCTGTAAAATCCGATGTTTTAACTGTTGTTGTCCAAGAAGCTGAACCTGTTGCACCAAAGTTTGTTGCTGTGCCTTGGTTATTAATTGTTGCACCACTAGGAATTGTGAACGTATCGCCACTATCACCTAGGGTCACCGTTGTTCCGGATCGTGGACTAATTTTATTTACTTTTACTTCACTCATTAAACTACTACTACCGTTCCTGTTATTGTTTGTGTTCCAGTAATTGTTACTGGTCCTGCTAAAACTCCAGATGCAACAGTTTGATCTTGAGAAAGAGTTGTTGCATGAGTAACGACATAATCTGTGGCTGTCATAGATGGAGACATAGCTCTTGATGCGGGTAGTGTACAAAATACATTTTTAGTACCTGCTGAAAAATCTACTTTGCTATCACTATTCGATGATGATATGACTGTGTCTCTTGATAAAGTATCTGGTGAAGCATCAGTAACTGTACCAATACCTACCTCAAACTCTCCTGCAGAATTATTTTCTATTGCATAGAAAGTTGTATTAGTTGTACCAATTCCTGAAACAAAACTTTCGTAACCTTGCTCAGCTCCCGCAAGATTCAAAGTTCCTGTTCCAGTAGTTGTACTTGTTTCCTTAACTCTATCGTTAACTATTAAAGCCATTACTACTCCAAATTTTATTACGCGTCGCCAAGTCTAATAATAGCGCTAGAAGAGTTAGCAGTTGGAAACTGAACAACGAAATCTCCGTTTGTTGCAGTTTTTGTTCCGCCAAAATCTAGAACTAATACAGCTTCGTTACCGCTACTACTCTTATAAATCAGTGCTCCAACAGCAGACAAAGTTACAGATGAAAAAGTTAAATCTGCAAAGTCTACAAAAGCGATATTACTTGATACTGCTACACCATTGTTAGTTAAAGTATTTCCACCTGAAGTATAGTTTGTTCCAGATGT